GTTCCCACGTCGTGGTGGCGAAAGATCTACTGAAGTTGATACATTAGCGGGCGGTACTGCTCAAGCACTGAGCACAGATGAGAATCTTCAGTACTTCCAACGTAAGCTTTATAAGGCGTTGAAGGTTCCGCTATCTCGTCTTGAGCCAGAAACAATGTACTCATTTGGTCGTGTTTCAGAAATTACTCGTGATGAATTGAAATTTGCTAAGTTCGTGAAGCGCTTGAGAGCTCGCTTTGCAACTCTATTTACTCACGTTCTTGAGAAGCAAGTAGTTCTAAAAGGACTTATGACTCCTGAAGAATTTGCTGAGATTAAGAACTTCATTCGTTATGATTTCGTTCAAGATAACTATTTCGAAGAACTAAAACAAGCTGAGATTATCAAAGAGCGTATGGCGACACTTCGTGACGTTGAGGATCATGTTGGTGTTTACTATTCTCGCGAATGGGTAATCCGCAATGTTCTTATGATGTCTGAAGAAGAAATGAAAGAGATGAAAGATCAGATCGACCAAGAGGCAAAAGAAGCACCTGAAGAAGTGCCAGAAGAGCCTCAAGAATCAGTCAAGTCCTCGAATAACATAATTGGATAAATATATTACAAATAAATTAAAACCAGGAGAACAGAAATGAAATCCTTTAAACAGATGATGGCAGAGGTAGCAGAGCCAAAAAGCCCAGAAGAAAAGCGCTTTAAGGACCAGCATGTCATTCAAAAATTCGATCATCCGGCTGCAGAAGATAGCCAATTTACTGGTGAAATCACTGGTAAAACAAAGCAAAAGCGTCTCGCCGACCAAGAAGGTGATGCGGATTATGACCAAGCCTATTCTCAAAGAAAGGATGGCAAGGCTAAGCTTGAATCTGTAGAGGAGGATGGCAAGCAACTAGATGAGATCTCAAAAAGTTTAGCAGGTCGCTATATTAAAAAGGCGCAAATGGATACAGCACATGCTGGTGATCAAATTGCTACAGGAAGTATGGGACAAGCAGGTGCATCTCCTGATGTTAAAAAAGGTTATGAAAAGCAACGCAAAAAAGGTATTGCTAAGCTCATTCGTCGTCGTGTAGGAACAAGAAATGCTGTTGCTAAACTAACAGGAACAGCAAGAGTTGCAGCAAAAGAAGAAGTAGAACAAATCGATGAGATTTCTCAAGAAACTCTACGTCAGTACCACGGTAAAGCTGGTGCAGATCTTCAAAAGAGAAGAGAAAAGCTTAACAAAGGTACTCTTACAAAAGCAGATCTTAAAAAAGGCCAGAACCGTGTTAAAGGTTTGAATCGTGCTGCTAACAAAATGGAAGAAGTTGAGCTTTCAGAAAATCCTATGGAAGAAAAGCCAATGATGATGAATGCTCTGCGTGCTATGTCACATAATATACAAGGTATCGCTGCTTATGTTTCTAAGACACCTGATCCAGAAGAGTGGTTCCAAAATAAGCTAGCAGGTGTTGCAAAAGAAATGCAAACACTTTACGGTTATGCAACAGCTGAAACAATGGCTATGGGTGAAGCAAAAACTGACGAAGAACTCAAAGGCGACCAACACAAGCTTGACCATAATAAGAATGGCAAGATCGATGCTCATGATTTCAAAATGCTTAGAAAAAAAAAGCAAAAAACTGAGTCAGTAGAGCTTGAAGAAGCTGTTAAACAAGGAAACATGAAACTGAGAGATGGCTCTTCAGTTAAAGTTTCAAAACAAGATGCAGGTCTTATTAATCAAATGATGAAAGACCTGAACCCTGCAAATCGTCGTAAGATGGAAAAAGTTATGATGACTGATAAAGCAGGATTCGAAGAAATTGTAGGATTTGCGAGGGAAGCTCTTTAATGGCATGGGTAGCCGTAACAAATTCAACCGTTTGGCAGTATGATAATGCTGCTACTGCATCCGATTCGGATACATATAACGATGCAAATGGTACGGTTACTGCAGGTGTTAGAGCTTTCACACCTCCTGGCGGCAACACTCAATATACCTACATTAAGTGTAGGAAAGTGGGTGAAACCATAGTCAGAGGTGAGCTTTCCAAGAACTATTATGACGCCCAGTAGTTTTTTTATAAATAAAACAAAAAGATATTAAAGGATATAAAAAGATGAGACTGATTACTGAAGTTACCGAAGAAGCACAAGTTGCCGTCGAGTTGAATGAAGAGACTGGTAAAAAGTCTTACTTCATCGAAGGTATCTTTATGCAAGGTGATATCAAAAACCGTAACGGGCGTATCTATCCTACACAGACTCTTGAAAAAGAGATGGTTCGTTACCAAACAGATTTTATTGACACTAAGCGTGCGCTTGGAGAACTTGGACACCCAGATGGTCCTACAATCAATGGCGATAGAGTATCACATCTTATCACTGAGATGAAAAGAGATGGATCAAACTTTATCGGTAAAGCTAAAGTTCTTGGCACACCAATGGGTAACATTGTAAAAGAATTTATGGATGAAGGCGTAAAAATCGGAGTTTCAACTCGTGGCCTTGGTTCTGTAAAACCAACTAAAGATGGTATTATGGAAGTACAAGACGATTTCCACCTTGCAACTGTAGATATTGTAACTGATCCTTCCGGCCCTAACTGCTTTGTTAACGGCATTATGGAAAATACTGAATATTACTATGATATTGCTTCTGGCCACTGGAGAGTTCAAGAACCAATCGAGCAAGTAATTGAAGAGATCCAGGAAGAAGTAGAAAAACAAGTAAGAAGGGTTGTCCATCGCGTTGACGAATCTACGGCAGCACGACTGTTCGAACGCTTTGTGAATTCACTTAGAAGTTGAGAATTGTATAAATAATACTCATATAGATAATCCAATGAAAAAGAGGAGAGAACATATGTCAAATGAGCTAGACGAAAAGTTCGTTGCCGACCACTCAGGTGGTGAAGGTGTTCCTGCAGCAGAAGTTGCGGACGCAGTCACTGGAGCCGGCGGCGCGGTTAAAAAGAAGAAAGCAGACGTAAAGAAAACTGTCGATGCGTCCGCTGAGAAAATTTCTACACCTACACCAGGTATGAAAGAAGAAACTGAAACTGCAGCTGAATCAGTGGAAGCTGAAGAAGTAGTAGAAGAAGTTATCGAGATTGAAGAATCAATTGAAGCTATCTTCGAAGGCATGGACCTAACTGAAGAATTCAAAAATAAAGTAACTTTGGTGTTCGAAGCAGCCGTTAATGAAGCTGCTACAAAGAAAACTGAAGCGGCAGTTGCTGAGCATGTTGAGAGACTTGAAGCAGAAATGAACGAGTCTGTTGAAACTTCAGTAAATAACATTGTTGAAAATCTTGACTCATACCTCGACTACGTAGTAGAAGAGTGGATGAAAGAGAATGAGGTTGCAATCGAAGCTGGTATTAAAGTTGAGATGGCAGAATCATTAATGGCAGGCCTACGTGGATTGTTTGAAGAGCACAACATTGAAGTTGATGACGAAACAATCGATGTAGTTGAAGGCTTGGAAGCAGAAGTTGCTGAAGCAAAAGATACTGCTAATAAAGCAATCAACGAAAACGTAGAGTTGTCAAAAGAAATCGCTTCTCTTAAAGCAGAGCGCATCTTCGATGAAATGACTGAGGATCTTACACTCACAGAAAAAGAAAGATTCAAAGTATTGTCAGAAAAGCTAGATGTTTCTGATATCGAAGAGTACTCAGGCAATCTATCTACACTTAAGGAATCATTCTTCAAGAAGAAGACTCCGGTTGTAGAAGAAGTTGCTAGCGAAGATGAAGAAGAGATTATCACAGAAGAAACAGTAGTTAAGAAACCAGTTTCTGACTATTCTTCTGTAAATGCTCTAGTTGAGGCTCTTAACGCAAGATCATCAAAATAGTAATGAAACTTTAACTTTTATAAATACATCCAGAGACTTTATTAAAACAAGGAGATAGAAATCGATGGCACAGTCAAACTATCAAGCACTTGTGGAAAAGTGGGGCCCAATCCTTGAGCACGAATCTTTTTCACCTATTAAAGACAACCACAAGAAAGCGGTAACTGCCACTATTCTTGAAAACACAGAAAGAGCATTGCTAGAATCTGGCGACCGTCAGATGGGCATGAGCTCTCTATTAACTGAGGCA